TCTTGCCGCTTTTAATTCTGCCAGTGCATCTTTATATTTCTTTTCGGCTGCTAGATATTCTTCTGAAGGTTTATCTGAAACTCGTGATGAAAGCGTCGAACCATCTCCTGTTGTAGTTTCTTCGGATTCTTTTGTGGTTGTTTGTGTTACTTTTGTTGGAGCACCAGCAGGAATTTTCGGTTTCCTTATTTCTCCATCATCGTCGAGTGCTTTATCTATTCTGTCTGGCTTTCCTTTAGCATCTTCATCGAAAGCACGATCGCCCTTAGTTTTCTTTGCTGCGAACTTATCAAACTTATCTGGTTTGTCTAAACTATCTTGTTGCTTTGAAACATTATCGCGCTTATTTTCTAATTCTTCTATTCTCTTCATCAGCGCGACTTTTTTGGGATCATCATCATTTTCGATATTGTCGGCTTGTTCTTCTAGTTTTTCCAGTTCATCATCAATCTTACCGACCTGATTTGCTAATGCCTGACCTTTGTCTAGCGCACCAAACTCTTTCTTAGCCCTCTCTTTTGGAGAAGCTACCTTTTCTGGCTTCCCCTGTTCTTCTGCTTTGGGTTTGGGGGCAGGTTCTGCAGCTGGTGCGGCTGCTGGCGGAGGCGCAGAAGCAGCGGCTGGTGCAGGTGGAGCAGGAGCTGGAGGCGCAACTGCAGCTGGTCTTGCTGGTGGCGTTGGTTTTCTTTGAGGTACAGGTGGAGGAGCTTCTGCAGGTTGAGCAGAAACACGAGCAGCAGGTGCTTGTGTATCATCTCCATCACTACCAAAGTCCTCATCTGTCAATTCGGGTTCTGGAGCTTGTTGAGGTGTCTGAGCTGCTTGTAAGAAATCATCCTCTTCTTTAAAGATTTTTTCGCGCTCTTCTTTTGTTGCACTGACTGGTGGAACCTCTTTTCCTTTGAATGCATCAATTATGTCTTTGGCATAATATGCTACTCCAGCCAATGCAAACCATGGAATAATTCTCGGTGCAACTTTAAGAAATATCTTCAAAGCAGTTTTGACTGCAAGTATAGCAGGAAGAATTAGTTTCTTCATTTTACCAAAAAATGCTTTCAATCCAACGATGAATGTCTTTGCTACGCCACCAATACCAATCAGAAGTTTTTTAAGAAAATCCCCAATACCCTCTTCGTCTTTCTCTGCTGATGTTTCTTCTTTTACTGCCTGAGGAAACCCGATTCTTCTTTCTCTTCTTTCATTATCTAATTCTATTCTTTCTTTGCTTCGAATTATCTTTATTCTGTTCCCTTTTATTTTTTCGAAGTATCCAAAAAGTTTACCACTGAACTGTTGAAATGATGCTTCCAAAACAATAGATGTATCATCTTGAGTTTCATCAGGACCACCTAACATTTCAGTTGCTTCAACCAGTCTAGCCATTTTTCTGTCGTTCTTTCTCTTCTTCTATATGGTTGACCAGCAGTTTGACATATACTTCCCTCTCCCACGGTATCATATTTTCTATCTCTGTCAAACTATATTTGTGAAACTGCATGAGCGAAAAGTTCAACTGAAAATAGTTTGCCAGCGAATTATGAGAGAGGGCTATTAGAAAAAATCCGCTAGTCCCTCCAAATTTACTGTATCTTCTTGTCCACAACCTTCACACTTATATGTGATGCTGTGTTTTATTCTAGGCATATCATTGAAGAACTCTGACATCTTTTGTATCTGAGCAGTATTCATCGACTCGATAAACTCTATTTTTTCTTCTTCTGTATCTGCCTCATATATTTCACTTTCATCAAATGCATATTCTATTGCGGATGCTAACAAGTTTATTTCAGACGACCCTTCAGACAAAGAATATTTTGATATGTCTATGATTGAAGGATACCTCAACTTGACACTCAATTTATCTGTGATCTGAATTTTATCATTCACCTCACCAGCTCCCTCAACTTTTACATCTTCAAGATTGACCTTCACCTCAGTTGCGACCTCACATGGTTCACCTTTGTAATTGACACCATCTGTATGTCTATACTCAAGCGTCGAAACCTCACCAACCGATTTTGCTCTAAGATTCAGAAACAAATATTCTGCATCAAAGAACGGTATTTTAGAAACATCAAATCCTGGTGTTTCAACGCAGTTGTTAACTATGTCTCTCATAGCAGCAACCATATCATTTTCTTCACCAGATTCCATCGCTACAAGTAATGCTTTTTCTTCTTTGACCAAAAATGGTCGAAACTCTATCTTTTCTTTTGTTGACGGCAGTTCAACACTGAACCTTGTTGTCGTCAGTTTTGGCAACGCCATATTCTACTCCTTCAATCATTAAAATATTTTCAAGTTTGCTGCACCACCTGTGAACGAACCTGAAATAGCATTTTTGAATCCACCAGTTCTGATTCCAGATATTAGTGGTTTAAACCTATTCAATGTGTTGATGCCTTTCCGAAGTAAGCCAGGAAATCCATCTACTCCACCGAAACCATTTCCTCCACCGTTGTCTGGATATGATTCTACAAAATCGAAATACATCATTTCGACCTGAAGTTTAACAAGCTCTTCACCATTCGACCAGTTTAGACCAACTTCATTGACAGTTCTTGGATAACATTCATTTAGAATTATCTTGAGATTTTCTTTGGGTGGTTTCGCTGCTGGTGTCAATCCTATATCAAATCCGAGTGGTCTTGTTATAACAGTTGGATCTAATCCTACTGCTCTTGCGATTCCCATTGCACTGCCCAACAAACCTGTATCGCCAGCTCCTGCGGATCCAGGATATTGTAGTATTTCCATGCTCCCAGGTTTCACTGTGTCATCGTAATAGTTTGAATCATATTTTCCTTCAGACTGAACTCTAGAACTCCGAGCAAATGCATTTCCTTCAGCATTCACTTGCATCGAGCATATGTCTTGCCACTTCATAAAGAACTCGCGTTCACGCATATCTTCGCTACACAAAACAGTTATTGTTACTGGCTGGTGCATGACTGAATATGGCATGTATCTGATTGGACCGTGATACCTTTGCTCAATTGTCATGAGAGACCTAGAAGGCATGTTCACCGATTCAATACGAAGAGGGAGCCACGTTTCCGCTCCATTATTGACCTGAGGCGGTGGTATTACGATAACAGAAAAGTCTGATGCTTTTGCAACACCATGCTTACTAAGTTCCGATGTAAATTCGTTTATTGTGAATGGCATTATATCCTCGCGATGCTTTCTCTATGCACTCTTGCTTTATTTGATTTCGCAAACCGCTCGGTCGGGAGGAAAAGTGCTATATCCCATTCCTTCGGATCAATATAAAAGAATTGCGACTTGACATGATTAAAAAGATAATGTTTCACGCAAGGTCTGAAAAATCTAAGTTTTGCTGCTCGGTTGAGAATGTTATATGTTATTTGGAACTGGTCTCCTCCTGAACCGACTGTGTCGTACAGAGCATCCATAAGTCTAGCACGCAAACGCAGAGGGAGATAATGAAGATTCAACCCATAGAATCCATCACCACCCTGCGTTCTTCCCGAGCGACGTGTTTGTTCAAATGGTATAACCAAGGGAAACCGATCGTAATACGGAAGCACTGCTTTGTATTTCGGATCATATTGGAACATGTACATTTGCCCGATAGAAGGAACTCGACGGAACCTTTCTCGATCACTTCGAATCAGTGATGTAGGATTTACAGCTGTGCGTTGTGCAGCCTGACGATACCATTGTCGTGCAGCTTGAACACGTGTAGGTGCATCTCGCGCACCCTGCTGTAAGATCCTGTCGAAAACGTATGCAACCATTGCAACACCTTATTGTTCCGACTATTTATTCGTCATAGACCTAGTTCTTGTTCTGTAAGTATCACAAAATCCCACTTTCGGTCTGCACAAAACTCACGTGCTGCTTCCCATTTTGCTGAGTTTATTCCCCAAGTCTTAACTTCTTGAAGATATGCTCGTGTTATTCTGCTTCTTTGTTTGGGTGGTTGACATTGTTTTTTCGGTTTGACTTCTATAACACGAGTCGAAACTCGACCGTCTTTCTCGCGTGATTTGATTATGAAGTCTGGATAATACCTGTGGCGACGACCATCAATCGGCGATTTGTATGGAATAGAAAACTCCTCGCTCGCCCACTGTAATATGTGAGGATTGCGATCGAAATAGTTCATAACACGAAGCTCCCAACTGGAACGATAAATAATATTCGTTGGGTTCCCCATGTATTTCTTTGGGTTTCTTGGAGTGAACTTTCCTTTATAAGCCATTGCTCGACCAGTATAAATAGCGATAGAATATTTATTCTTGGAGAGAAGAATGCCATTCGCTAATAAATTTGTCAGACCAACAACCCCTCTTGCAAAGTTGACAGAAGGAACAGCTGCTAGTAAAGCAAAAATGACCTTCCCCAGCGATTTGGGTCAGACTGGGCATCATGTTCAATTTGATGTGTTTAGTAGAGCAGCAGGATCTACTCTTGCCTCTGTCAGAGGTAAGAGTCAGCTAGACAAACTGTTATCTACAATATATCTTCCGATGCCTGCCAACTTAGGAGTTCAATATTCGGCAGACTATCAGAATGAAGATCTTGGTTTGATAGGTGCTGCAGCAGTTGAGGGTGCTACTAATTTACTGGAAACAGGCTCGGATGTTTTCAAAAAACTAGGAACCGCTGTAGGAAATTTAGTAAAGGGAGAAGTTTCAGGTGCTTCAACAGCTTCGTTAGATGCAGTAAGGGTTATTGGAAGTGCAGCGTCCAAAACAGTTGATAACTTGATATCTGAAGGAGGCACTGGTGCAGCTGCAGCTGTTGGTGCTATCGCAGCAAAATTTGGAGGAACTGCTAAGGCTACAGTCGCTAATGTAACTGGTGCAGCTCCCAATCCTCATCGTGTTGTTTTGTTTCAGGGGGTTCAGTATCGAGAACATCAATTTCAATATAGACTTTCGCCAAAAAGTTCAGCAGAAACGCAAACAATAACACGTATCATTAACAATCTTAAATATTATATGCATCCAGAATTTGGTGGTGGAGGCGGTGGAATAACTGCTCGAGCATTCCTTTCTTATCCAGAATTGTTCAGAATAAAGTTTAAGAATGACACTCATTTGTTTCAAACTCTTCCTTGCGTGCTGAAATCTTTACAAGTTCAATATCATCCAATGGGATATCCAGCTTACATAAGGGCAGATGGTGATATTGCACCTGTGGAGGTTGATATTCAAATGTCTTTCCAAGAAACTGAAATCATAACGAAAGATTTCATCAAAGGTGAAAACTTCACATCAGAAATTCAAAATCCACAATATCAACGTGAAGCGGAAACGGAACCATTCTAATGTCATTTTATTTTAAGAAGTTTCCAGAGGTTCAATACTTTCTTCCTGTTCCTAGATCTACAGGTGTGGGAAGTGCAGTTCGTTCAACGAAGTCTGTGATTGCTACTGATATTTCCACAAGATTTATCTTAAAGCAAATTGTCGGCGACCCAAGTTTAATATATTATGACTACACTGTTCAAGACGAAGAAAGACCAGATGTGATAGCAGAAAAATATTATGGCGATTCTAGGTTGGATTGGGTCTTGATGTTTTTCAATCAGATACATGATCCATATTTTGAGTGGCCATTGAGTCAGAGAAACTTCGAATCTTTCATTCGTCAAAAATATGGGAGCATTGCTACAGCTCAAGGAACGATTGATCGATATGAAAGGAAGTTATATGCTGCCTCAGAATACAGTGATGGTCTAGGAAATATTATAAATGTTCCTGCTCGTTATGTAACTGTAGACCAAGATACATATAATTCTTTGGGTGCGAATGATAGACGTATTGTTTACAAATATGATCATGAAGAAAATCTCAATGAAGCGAGAAGAACAATTAAAATTTTAGATGAAGAATTTGTTCCTGAGCTTATGAGAGCATACAGGAACTATTTTGAATAATGGCAGAATATAATACAAAAATTGGCACAGGTCTAATAAACGAGTGCTACATCACAAATCACAGTAAAAGTGTGAAACTTGATATTGAAGATCAAGTTGATGAAATTGGATATTATGAAAGCATATTCAATCCAACAGTTTCTTTTCATGTTTCAATTACCGATGCGAGCGATATTAAAAACAGTTTGCCAATAGTTGGTGGTGAGCGTGTTGATATTTCGTTCACCGATTCATTTGAGGGATCACCAGATATTGATGGTGGTTATGATGATAAGCCACTCAGGTTGTACAAACTTGCAGATAGAGAAAAGATAAACGATAGGTCAGAGCGAATCACACTATTGTGCACGTCAGATCATATGATGAAAAACATGTACAAATCGGTTGATCGATCTTTCCGAAATCAAAAAGCATCAGATATCATCAGTAAAATATTAGAAACTCAATTTGACGACGAACTGTTTGAGTTCGATGAAACATTGGGTCTACATACATATACATTCAATAGAGTTCCTCCATTCAGAGCAATCAATCAGATTATAGCTGAGGCAGAATCTGCTTCAACTGGATCCTCTTGTTATTTTTTCTTCGAAACAAACGATGGATATTTTCTTCGAAACTTGGATGACATGCTCATTCAAGAACCGATGACAGAAAAAGAAAGTGGGCAAAAACTTGTTTACAGATACATTTATGGTGATATAGGTGGAGACAATGTTTCTGAGGGATCTCGTATATTAGATATGAGAGAATCAGTTTCTTTTGATTTATTGAATGGAGTTATGCAGGGTCAGTATGGTGTGAGAACAAATTACTTTGATCCTATACGAAAAAGACTTGCATCCTCTACTTATCTTCACAACGAAAATTGGGAAAGCACGATACATGCTAATCCGAACTCGTTGATAACAGAAAACATTAGCGAAGAGTTTGGAACTGAGGTTTCTCTAGAAAATTATATGATAACAAATTACCTTTCACTTCAATCTGATTATGTTTCTGCTCGCGAGCCTATTATAAGAAATACATTCAGAAGAAAACAAAATATTTCTGGAAGAAGAAAATCTATTCTGAGTAGAATTACAAATAACAAAATTGATATAATGGTTCATGGTGACAGTAGAATACATGCTGGAGCAACGATCGATATAGAGGTTCCCACGACTGGACAAAAAGGAAAATCAGGTGATTTGATCGATAGATTCACCTCTGGTAGATATCTTGTCATTGCAGTTCAACATAATATAAGTGACACAAGATATAGAACAGTCATGACTGTCGTGAAAGATTCATATGTCAAGAACCCGATTCGAGGCAGTGAGGAAGAATAATGCAAAGAGATGCAGAAGATTGGCTTGGTCTGAATGGGTTCATTTGGTTCTTTGGTGTTGTTGAAGATACCATAGACCCAATCAACATCGGAAGAGTTAAAGTTCGATGTTATGGCTGGCATACAGATGATCGAGAAGTATTACCAGAAGATGAACTTCCTTGGGCACAGGTTATGATGCCTGTTACATCTGCTTCTATGGCTGGTGTTGGGCAATCACCAACTGGTTTGATCGAAGGTTCTCACGTGATCGGTTTCTTTATGGATGGACCAAACGCACAACAGCCTATGATAATCGGTACATTTCATGGTGTTCCTGCTCCACCAAATATCGCAAAAGGGTTTACCGATCCAACAGGTGCAGCACATCGGCAATTTAATTTACCAGACACACCGAATCTTGCATACGATCGTTGGACTGCAGATAAAATTACAAAAGAAAAATACACGAATCAAGTCAAAGACGTTCCTACAGCAGTTCGGACAAAACTTTCAACAGCGGATGATGTCGCTGGTGTAACATATATTGGAGACAAAGAAAGTTTAACAACATGGAGCGAGCCTTCACAACGTGGCGATGCTATTTCTACATTTCCGCAAAACCATGTTATACAAACAAAAAGTGGTCATGCATTTGAAGTAGATGATACACCAACTGGCGAGCGAATTCACGAGTATCACCGATCAGGAACTTTTTATGAAATTCAGCCTGACGGAACAAAAGTAACAAAGATTGTTGGTAAGGAATATGAAATAACTGCTAACAACAAAAATGTTTTGATCAAGGGAAATGTAAATGTAACAATCGAAGGTGATGCTAGGATATACAATAAAGGTGATGTCGTTCAGGAAATAGGTGGCGACTATCACTTAACTGTACACGGAAATCGTTATACAAAAATTGTGAAGAATGATTCTATCGATATTCTAGGAAACAAAACAACTCAAGTCAACCTCGATGAGTTTGAACGTGTTTCTGGCGATAAAACAAAAGTCATAGCTGGTGATGAAACTTCAAGCATCAACAAAGATTACTATGTAACAACCAATGGTAACAAACAAGAAACGATAATGGGAAGCAATGACAAAACAACTATTGGCGTGGATACTGAAATCATCGTTTCAGATAAAGTTGTTGGAACCTCTGGTAAAATAAACATGTCTGCATCTGGAAATGTAAAAATCACAGGTGCTAGAATAGATCTCAACGAGTGAGGAAGAAATGGCTGAGCACGACGAAGAACTGGGTGATGTTCCTTCATATCCTTCATACGAGGCATTCAAGGCTGCAAATCTTGAAAGTGCTAACATCACAGACATGCTTGACTTTTCTGGAGTTTTATCGAACCCTCAATCGTTATTAGGAAAAGTTCCGAAGGCACCTCTTGGTATAAGTGAAGATCTCAACGAAGTAAATGTACAACAATCAGAACTTACAAATAAGATTGCGAGTATCAAAGGAAATATCTCTGGTAATCTCGGTGAGATAAGTGGAGGCATTAGAGAAATAACAAATAAAATAAAAGAAGGTGTTGCTGGAGCAGCCAATTTACCAAAACTTCCAGAAATAAAACTTCAAGACGAAGTTCAAGGTTTGATGAAGGGCATTGGAAGTTTCAACTTCCTCTCAGCTGGAGCATCATTTTCTACACTGAAAGATAAGTTTCCTGGAACAAATGTAGAAAAAATAGTGTATGAGTCGATTGCGAATCCTGAGTTTAAACCATCAGTTGATATTCCGAATGTACAAATAATCGATGGAGAAGAGCAAGAGCTTGCTCAACCCAAAAAGGTTCCAGAAAAAGATCCTGAAAAACTAGAACCACCACCAGAGCCACCAGCAATCGTAAAACCAGTATTCGCTCCATTAGCAAAGATGATTAGTAGTGCTGCTGTTGATGATCTGAAAGCAATTTCTAAAACTAGCAAAACGAAGATTCAAGATGTTACTAGAAATGTAGATGCGACCAAGTTTATTCAAAAAAATCAGTTCAAACAAATCGGAGATACTTTCCGCAAGTTTGTAGAAAATCCGAAACCAGATAGCAAAGCAACAACATTAGTTCCTAGAAAGGGAACACCATTCGCTGGTTTGCCTGCAACTGGATCTACAGGATTTATGGATTCTATACTAAATGAAAAGAACAGTCTAGGAAATCTGTTGTCTGGAACGATGGGAAATATCGATGTTCAGAAACTTTCTGCTGAAGCAGATGCTGTGGAAAAACAGTTAGGCGAACCAATTTCAGATGAAGAGAAAGCAAGATTACAAGCAGAATCTGATGCTGAAGAGAGAAGACTAGCAGCTGCTGATGAGGATGCTAAAGGTACAGTTCCTGTTGTCACTGGAACGCCAGAGGAGCAAGAAGCAGCTCGTGTAAGAGCATCGAAGATATTTGGTTTTAATATACCTGGTGGAATACAGACCTGATGCCAGCTATACATAGAAATGGAGATGCTCGTGCTTGTGGCGCAACTACAATCGTCACTGGACAATCTACTGTTTTTGCAAACGGAAAACTTGTTTCTGTGAATGGAGATGAAAATAGTCATGGTGCTGGTGCATTGATAGCTGGTTCGAAAAATGTATTTGCTGAAGGAATAGCTGTTGTGAATAATACACCAGATTCTGCTGCTGAAGATGATGAAGAGCATGTTAATACTCAGACTGCAGCTGGGTCATTGAATGTGTTTGTAGGTGATCTATAGTATATAATATGACCCCTCGTGACATTACTCATTATAATGTAAAACAAATCAAATGTAAATGGACTTTTTTGAATAAATAGCATCAAGGAGAAATAAGAAATGTCAGCTGCTACAAAAACAGTCCTATACAAAGATTTTGATTTGTCGTTTAGGAGTCATCCTGTCACTGGCAAACTTCTTTTGAAGAAGAATAATGATGCAGTCAAGCAAGGTGTAAAGAATCTTGTTCTGACAAATAAGTTTGAAAGACCATACAAGCCTGATTTTGGTTGCGATATTCGTGCAAGACTGTTCGAGCTGATAGATGCTACAACAGAGGCAGATATAGAAACTGATGTTGAGATTGCTTTTGCTAACTATATGCCGAGAGCAGTTCTATTAGACGTTCGTGCGATCGCTAACCCAGATGGAAATAATGTTCGTGTGAATATTGTATATCGACCAATTAATTCGACTGAGCCTGTAGAAACCACGCTTATCCTAGAAAGAGTTCGCTAATGCCAGCCAATACAGCAATATCCGTAACTGGTCTAGATTTTGATTCCATAAGATCAAATCTTCAGACATTTATTCAAGGAAAAGCAGAGTTCGCTGATATGAACTTTGATGATTCAGCGATTGGTACATTGTTGGATCTTCTTGCTTACAACACATACTATAACGCCATGTACACAAATATGGCACTCAACGAGTCATTTCTTGATACTGCGCAGCTATACGAAAGTGTCGCCTCCCGTGCGAAGGAAATAGGATATCTCCCTCGTTCGGCGTATGGAGCGACCGCCAATGTCAAGATTACATTTAACACAGCAGTTGCAACTGAAATCAGCCCAACTTTGACTATTCAAAAGAATACAAAATTTTCAGCTTCTGTTAATGGTGTTTCATATGAGTTTGTCACGCCAACAACATATACTATTAATGCAAACACTACCAATGGTTTTGCGGATTATATAGAAATTGTCGAAGGTGTTCCACTTCAGCACGATTTTGTATATACCGCAGCCAATACTTCATTCATTCTACCAAATGATCTAGTCGATACAAGAAGCATTTCTGTTCAAGTGACGTCGGGTGGGGTTGCACAAACATATACAAGAGCATCCGACCTTAAATCGGTTGGGGCAACAACTCGTGCATTTTTTGTAGAGGCTGATAGAGAAAAGAAATATAAGATAACATTTGGCGATGGTGTTATTGGACAAAAGCCAGATAACAACGATATTGTTACAGTCGATTATCGAGTGTGCAGCGGAAGCCAACCCAATGGTGCAAACAACTTTACGTCATCGGCAACGATTTCGGGCGAAACCGATTACAGTATCACGATAGCACGAAGAGCATCTGGCGGTGCTTATGAAGAGGGAATAGAACAAATTAGATATAATGCCCCTCGTGCATATGAAACCCAAAACAGGGCTGTTACAGTCGAAGATTATAAGCGAATCATTCTTCGTGAGTTTACAAACATCGGTGCTGTTAATGTTTGGGGCGGCGAACAAAATGATCCGCCAATTTATGGTAAGGTGTACGCATGCGCGAAGCCAAAGGTTGGTAATATTATTTCAGCAACGGAAAAAGAACGAATTAAACAAACTCTGAACAAGTATAATGTCCAATCAATTGATGCTGAGTTTGTTGACCCGTCCTTCTTATATATCCGACCAACGATCAGTGTGCGGTATGATCCAAATGAAACAACTAAAACTGGTGCTCAACTTGCATCTTTAATTGGTTCAAGAGTTACATCATATGAAACCACAAATCTTAATACATTTGAGGGGTCTTTTAGGCTTTCGCGGTTCTTAGATGAAATAGATAACGCCGACCCTTCGATTGTTGGTTCTCAAGCAAAGGTTGAAGTAGAACGTAGGATACAACCAAGAACCAATGCTAAACAAACATACACGATTCAGTTCAATCGTACAATATATCACCCGCATGCAGGACATAAGTATGCGCTGAGCAGTTCAGCATTTACATATAAAACAAGAGCAAATTGTTATTTTGATGATGACGGTGAAGGGAAGCTCAGAATATATTATAACGCAAACAACAAACGAATTTATGTCGAATTATCTGCAGGAACTATAAATTACAATACAGGGAAGGTTGAAATAACCAACTTCTTGCCAAATTCATATGTTGGTGATGACCTAAGTATTATTGTTCAGGTTGATTCATATAATATTTCTCCAGTGAGAAATCAGATATTATTGATTTCAAATACTATCGTAGATGTAGTTGATGATATTTCAAATCTTCGTGCATCAAGGTTGGAGGTAACGACTATCGGAAGCACAGCTTCACTGAATCAAACTGGCGTTCAAACAATAACATCGTACTAGAAATATGGCAATTTCCGGAGCAGAAGACACAGTAACAAAGATCTCCTCGCTTGTAGAATCTCAGTTTCCTGAGTTCATGCGCGAGGATGGTCCTCGTTTTGTTGATTTTCTCAAAGCATATTACGAATTTATGGAACAAGCATCGACCGCTAATGGTCCGATGCCGATTCATGCTGCTCGGAGTTTACCCGATTATACCGACATTGATAGAACGCTTGATAGTTTTGTCGAAGAGTTCCGTAAAGAATTCATGACATCTATTCCTAAGAACATACAATCTGATAAGAAACTTTTGTCGAAATATATCAGAGATTTTTATCGGTCACGAGGATCTCAATATTCTTATGAAACTCTTTTCAGAGCCTTGTTTGATGATGAGGTTCTATTTTATTATCCAGGCGAGGATATGCTCCGAGCCTCAGACGGTCGTTGGATAAAAACAACTACAGCAATTGTTGGTCCACCATTTACAGGAAATATTGACGATTTAGGTGGTCGTGAAATAACAAGCTCGAGCGGCGGTACAGCTACAGTTCTTGAGGTTTATCGTATTCAACTCAAAGGTGTTGTTCAGTATGTCTTGACTCTTGATAATGTAAAAGGAATATTTAAAGATGCAGATACTGTGTCTGATACTGAGGGAACCTCTGCTGAAGTTTTATCCTCAGCAGGCTCTTTGATTCAGATAGATATTTTGGATGGTGGTGCTTTTCATAATGTTGGAGATCTACTTAATATAACTGGTACAACCAGTGGTGCCGCTGGCATAGGTGTGGTTAGAGCTACATCGACCGGAACAGCTGTAACTGCTAGAATCGTTGACGGTGGTTCGGGATATGAAGTTGGCGCCAATAACATAGTTACTGTGAGTGGCTCAACGGGAACTGGTCTTGATTTATCTGTCACCGCAATTGCAAACACTTCAACTGCAAATCTAGCAGTTCAAACTATTTTGCCTGTTGCTACGGTGCCTCTGAACCAGGGTCCGAACTTTCAGGCTGGACCAAACACGGCGACTCTGACATCGCAATTTGCTACTGCTAATGTTGCTAATACACTAATTCAAGCACTCAAATTTGAAAATATTACTTTTGGTGCTATATCGAAAATTAGGATAAATGATGTTGGCAGTGGTTATACGACTTTGCCTGGACTTAATATAAAGAATCAACGAGTTTTTGATTTGGGTGAACCGAGTAAATCTTACAGTGGTGCAAGACGTGGTTATGATGCAATTTTGGTTTCGAACGTTGCCCCCGGAACAGCATCAGTAATTCAAATTACATCTGGTGGTTCAGCTTTCCAACAGGGCGAAATCGTTACGTTTACGAATCAAAAAACTCAAGTGGATAGTGATACATCTACATTAGACCGAGATAGCAAAACTGTCACAACAACAACTGCTTCTCATTATGATGGTTCTGGTGAAGCTGTTGTTTCTGGTGTTATTCAGAATCCTGGTTCGTATTTCGATACAAAGGGTTTCTTAAGCTGGGATAAAAAACTTCAAGACAATTATTATTATCAGGAATACTCATATGTCTTGAGAGCAACAACGAGACTCAAACAATATCGTAATATTGTTGAAAAGATCCTTCACCCTGCTGGAACAAAAATGTTTGGGCAGGTTGATATTGTTATCACTGCTAATCTACAACCGACTGCTATATTTACGTTGCCTTCGGTATTTCCAGTCGATGTTAACGAATCTGTTTCTGCTTCTGATGAGTTCGTACAAAACACTGTATTTGCTACAATATCTCAGAGTGAAGCAGTAAGTGCTGGTGATGCTGTCGATGCAGTAAATGTTGCTGTCGGTGAGCTGATAGAAAATGCAAGTGCTTCTGATGCAACTGATGCAACTATTTTTGCAAGTGGTATTCTTAATGAAACTACAAGCGCAACCGATTCTAAGGTTGTAACAGTCGACTTTGCTCCTGCTATCAATGAATCTGTATCTGCGAGTGAATCTCAAGTTCATCAAACCGACTTTGCCCCTGCTGTATCTGAATCTGTATCAGCGAGCGAGTCTCAAGTTCAGCAAACCGACTTTGTTCCTGCTATCAATGAATCTGTATCTGCGAGTGAACAGCAAATTGCAGAGCACTTTATACAAGACGAATACTATGTCAAAGTTGAATATGCCAACAATGTCATACAAGAGTATCAAAGTCAACAAATTCAGACATACCAATCTATTCCAATCGAGGCACTCGATGGAAATCCAAGGCTTGTTACTGCCGTCTCGCCAGATGCAGGTCTTACAGCTTCCTTCGCTGGAGGAACACTCAAAGCGAATACAGGCTCTATTCAGGTTGGCGGTCCAGGCACCAATCTCATATTCGTACCAGTTTCAACTGGTACACCAAGCGCAATATTCGCGGTCAATACGATCTTCTCGAATACTGCCTTCACGCTGCGCACTGACTTCTTGCCAGTCACAGCAAATGCAAGATTCTCTTACAGCACTGCGTCGTAAGAGTATAAATAGCGATAGAAATTTAAATATTCTACGATCTAGGAGGTAAATATGACTGTAGAAAAAATTAACATCACTGATACAACTGATGCTTCAGTTGTTCGTGGTGGTTCACTTGGGGATACGGTTGATCCTCATGGTTATTATACATTCACGTGCATCGGACCAGATGGTAATGTAAAGTGGGAAGATGATATCGATAACCTTGTCACAACAGTTGGAAAGAATGCTCTTCTTGACGTTTTCTTCGGCACAGGAGTTCAGGGTGCTGGTAAGACAACTTGGTACATGGGTCTTGCTAACTCTGCTCCAACGGTTGCTGCTGGCGATACGATGGCTTCGCACTCTGGCTGGGAAGAAAAAACTGGATACAGCCAATCTACTCGTCCTGCTATTACTTTTTCAGCAGCCTCGAGCGGAAGTAAAGCGACTGCTTCTGTTGTCGCATTTTCGATTAACGCAACTGCTACGATTGGTGGAGCTTTCGTTGCCAATAATAACACCAAAAGTGAAACTTCGAGTACACTTTATTCTGTAGGTGCATTCACTGTTGGTGATAAAATTGTTACCAGTGGTGACACGATTAACGTAACATATACTGCTTCTGCATAATAGGTATATTCAATGGGTGGGGTTGTCACAGAGTATTTCAGACTGCACAATGCGAGGCAGTTGTATGAATCGATAGGCGAAGCGTCGCCAGATGTTTATTATTTGTTCATTGGTCGAACGCTTCCTCATACCGATGATACGACAGGCAATGCACCCACACCAAAAAATAGTGTAACAGAAACATCATATGATCCTTGGCCATCAATGATTGCTATGAAACGAGTCAATGAATCTGATGAAAGATTTTTGACTACACGCCATGATTGGGTGACGAATAGATTGTATGAAGAATACAATGATAGAACTGATAATTTAGATACTAAGAATTTCTATGTTATTCAGAATGACGATAACTATGTTTACAAATGCATAGATAATAATAGCGGAGCGAACTCTACAGTAAAGCCAACAGGAACAAGCACCGATATCATTTCTACCTCCGATGGATATCGTTGGAAATATATGTTTTCTATATCTTCAGCAGATAAGGCACGGTTCGCAAGTCCATCATTTATTCCAGTCAAAAAAATTGATAGCGACGACGGAAGTAATCAGTTTTTAGTGCAAACAGCTGCGGCGAATGGTGCTATAAACCATATCAAAGTTACAGCAAATGGCAGTGGATATTTTGCAGAATCTGGAAACGTTGTTGCAGCAAACAGTTCTTCCGTAACAATTGCAACTACAGCAGCTGCTAACGATTCATTCTATGTTGATTCTGCAATATATTTTAAAGCTGGCAAAGGTTTGGGCGAAATCCGTAGGATTATTGCATATGATGGTTCTACTAAGGTTGTGACAGTTAATGGTGCATATACAACTGCAACGATTGCAAATACACAAACACAATATGTTATTAGTCCAAGAGTTGTAGTAAAAGGCGACTCGGGTGCTTCGGCGGCAAACCTTGTAAAAGCATATGTTTCTAATACTGCTGGCGGTCAGGTTCGCAAGATAGATGTAATTGCAGCAGGTTTGAATTATGCTAGAGCGAATGTTGCTATAGTAGCAAACAGCTCATATGGTTCTGGCGCAACTGCTCAGGCAATTATATCGCCACCTGGCGGGCACGGGAAAGAAGCGTGGAAAGAATTGTATGCTAAGAAAATTGTTCTGAATGCACAACTTGCTGGGGCTGAAGGTAATACGCTGCCAACAAATAATGATTTTAGATCTGTTGGTATTATTGCAAATCCTTTGTTGAGGAATGGACAAGCTGCAAACGCAAGTATCATTGATCAATGTTTCAGGTTGACGCTGACTAATGTTTCTGGCGATTTTACTGCAGATGAATTGATCACAAGTAGTGTTGCGGCAGATGCAACAGGATACGTTGTTCGGTTTTCTAATACAAATGCATCCGGCACAGAAGGTATATTAAGATTGACTGATGTTAAGTCTAAAGGAACAGGCTTGACATATACTCTCAATTCAACAATCACTGGTGCAAATTCGGGTGTGACTGCGACGTTGTCTGCATTTGCTAGACCAGCGGTGAGAGAGTTCACTGGTGATGTGTTATACTGGGAACAGCGTGATAAGGTTTCACGTGACCCAGCACAAATAGAAAGTTTACAATTTATCGCTCAATTCTAGAATATATAGAATAGAGATAATAAGGAGTTCATGGAATGGCAACTGAAGCCAATACAAATAGTCTGGTTACGAATCTAAATGTAGATCCGTATTATGACGATTTTGATGAATCGAAAAATTTTCATAGGATCTTGTTTCGCCCAGGTTATTCTGTTCAGGCTCGTGAGCTTACACAGATGCAGTCGATCCTGCAAAATCAAATTGATCGGTTTGGTTCACATATTTTCAAAGAAGGTTCAGCAGTCCGTGGCTTAGAAATTAATCATAAACAAAAACAAGAGTTTATTAGGGTTAGAGATAGCGGCGGTTTGTCTAATGTTGCTGCTAATGTGTATTCTCTATTAAATAAGACCATTCGCGGAACAACCAACCGTCTGACTGCAAATGTTGTAATTGTTAATGATGGTTCTGAAGCAAACACACCTCATCTAAAGACGCTTTATGTAGACTATACATCTGGAAATAATACCATAAATCAAATGGCGGTCGGTGAAATTATAGAGTGGACTGCCAACACTACAAATGCAGCAAACGTTCAGATGAATGTCCACTCAGTTGGGCAAGGCACGTTGCTTTCTGTAGGTCCTGGAGTTTTATTTGCAAAAGACCATTTCATTCGTGTTGGTGCACAAAAACTAATTTTAGACAAATATGTTCCATCTAATTCAACATATCGCGTTGGGTACAATATTGTAGAAACAATTGTTACAGACCTAGATGATAGCACTTTACAAGATCCAGCTCAAGGTGCATATAATTATACAGCTCCAGGAGCCAATCGTCTAAAACTATCTGCGGTTCTAACTAAATTCGGTCCAAATGAAATTGCATCAAATAATTTTGTTGAGCTCGTACAATTCACAGGTGGACGTGTTGAAGCATCATCTGTTAAACCACAATATGGTGCAATTAGAGATTATTTTGCTGAACGAACATTTGACGAATCTGGAAATTATATAGTCAAGGGTCTGCAGCCTAGAATTCGTGAACATCTTGTTGTCGGTAACAACCAAGGTGTATTCTTAAATTCTTCAATTGATAATCAAGTAATCCAAGGCGTTAAACAATCTGGAAACAACGAATTGCTGGTTGTTGAGGTTCAGCCAGGAAAGGCATATGTTAGAGGTTATGACAATGAAATTTATGTTCCTCAACGTGTTATAATTGATAAAGGTATTGACTATGAAGAAATCAATGATGCACAAATCTATGCGTCATATGGAAACTATATTGATGCGCACGAAGTTGTTGGTAACTGGGACACAGTAAATCAAAAAACTGTAACACTCCGAGAAACTCAACATAAGAGTACTGCGAATGGCACATTTTCTACAACCGCTGCTTCTGGTACATCGATGGGCACTGCACGTGTTCGTGATGTGCAATATGTTTCTGGTATTCCAGGAAGTAGTGACGCTCGATACAGAATATATCTGACAGACATAAAGATAACCGATACCGCCAAAACATTTGCTGATGTTAAGAGTATCCATTATAATGCTAATACTGGTTTTTCTGATGCAAAGGCAAGCGTCTATGGCACAGCAACATTAAACGATGCTGAATTTAATCGGGCAGTGTTCAGATTACCAGCAAGGGCGATAAGAACTCTTAGGGACTCGTCAGACGCCATTGATATAAATTACACTTTCCAAAAAGAGTTTGATTTTTCATTCAGCTCAAGTGGTACAGCTACAATAAACTCAACTGTTGCCTCAGAAACTTTCACTGGTAGCGGAACACTTTCTGATGCAGTAGCACGTGATAACTATTATGTTGTCCTAAACGAATCTGCCAACACAAGCAACCTGACAGGAACGATTACGATTTCTGGAAACACCGTTACAGGTTCGGGAACTGCATTTACGACTCAGCTTAATGTTGGTGATGTGATTTCGACTACAGGGTCTGACACTTATGTGATCAATGAAATTACAAATACGACATCTGCTAAAGTTCTTGGGACTGGTCACTCGGTTGGTGCTGGAAATGCATTCCACAAAAAACTATTCCAAGGTCAAGTTATCGACATGGGCGGTGTTGGTATGCAGGGAGCAAGCAGAACAGTTTCTGTTGCTT